ACCGCACCAGTTGAGGAGGTTGCTTCAATGGTAAAGGATACCGAGATGGTATTCCTTCCCCTTGATGATACCCATAAAAGACCACTTTTCGTATGTGTGAACGGACGGTCTTTGCGGGTTCCAAGAGGGAAGAATGTGGAGGTTCCGAAGGAATTTGCGGAAGCGATTCGGAACTCCATGGAACAGGAGGCAGAAGCAATCCGGTATTCGGATTCTGTAGCCTACGAAGCGGAAGGCTAAACATTGGAGGCGGTGGGGGAACCTACCGCCTTTATTTTATACAGGAGGGAAAAAAGATGATTAAAGTACGGAGCAAAACCTTATTCATTTCTGGAGAGGAACAAAGCATTGCGGCAGTAGGAGAGGCGGAAACCACCGTGAGAGAATTCAGCATAGACCGCTTATCTGGAGATGGCATAGACCTGGCTAACTTGATATTTAAGCTAAACATCCGTTACGTTGGCACAAAGCAATCAGACAGAAGCGACCTTGAAAAGATTGTAACGGATGATTCCATTATTCTTAGATGGCTTATTTCCTCTGTTACGCTGAGCCATCCGGGGACAGCTTTTATTCAGTTAGATGCATTTGATAGGGAAGGCTCTTGCCGTTGGAAATCCTATCAGGCGGCGGTTTATATTGAAAAATCGTTAGATAGTGTGGTGGTTTCTCGGTCTACTCTTTCCGAATTGGAACAGCTTGAAAAGAAGTTCGAGACAATCGGAGTAGGTGAAGCTGCACGAGTAGAGGCGGAAAAGAAAAGGATCGTTGCAGAGGAAAAGAGAGAGGAAGCAGAAGAGAAAAGAAATCAGTCATTAGCAAACATTGTTTCTGAGGAAGAGAAAATCAAGGCGGTATCGGAAGAAGCAAAGGGCTATAGAGATAGCATAAAGGAAGATAAGGAGGCTGTTTCTAGGGACAAGAAGGATGTAGTTTCTGTTAGGTCAGAGGTTATTTCTGCCATGAATACCGCTCAGCAATATGCCAGTTCGGCAGAAGCTTCTAAGACAAGTGCTATTACAGAGGGCAACAAAATCAAGGAAGCTACTATCGCTATAAAGAACGAAGCTACAACGGCGCGAAATGAAGCGGTAAATGCAAAAACAGAAGCAAATAGAGCAAAGGATGAAGCTATCTCTGCAAAGAATGCGGCTAACAGCATTAAAGGGGAAGTACAGACTTTAAAGAATGAAGCAAATTCCACAGTGGATAGGGCAAAGCAGAACGCCGATAGAGCGGAGACCTTTGCGAACAATGCTAAGGTTTCGGAGGGCAAGGCGGAAGGATTTAAGACGGAAGCGAGCGTATCAGCACAGAAGGCAAAGGATTCCGAAGCCAAGACACTGGAAGCGTTAAAGAAAGCGGAAGCCAGCGGGAAAGTATCTATAACAAAAGAAGAAATGAAAACCTATGTTGATTCTGCCGTTGGTAATGTAAAGAGCGGAATCACAGAAGCGGAGGCAACAACCTTAGCGAGAAAGGTCGCAAATGAATCTATAACCTCCAGATTCGCAGATGGAAAGGGTACGATAGAATCCGATGTGAGGAAATGGTCGCAAGACCCATCCGCAGACCTAAGCATAGACATGACAAGCGTTATCCCCGGATATTTCTTTAAAAATTCCTTGTCTGGATTCAGAGCGGGAATGTGGGATATTCACGCAAAGGGGTTAATGGAACTTAGGGACGTGGAAAAGTCCCTGTATAGCACACAGAGGGATTTACTGACTCTTTTGAATCGCGGAAATGCTCTTGAAACATTTAAAGAAATAAAAAGACTAGTAAACGGTAATCAACATGACAAGCTCAAGGTTGGAGATTATATAGTAGATAATAATATTAAATGGATTGTAGCTTCCATAGACAGGCTAGGAGAAAAGAGAAGCGTGGAGTTCTTAACGTTTGATTTTCCGGATACGCTTAGCGTAGAATTTAAAGGCAGGAAAAATTATGTTCTTAGTTTTGAACTCATTGACACAGAAGTAAGTAAAATCTGCAATGCTGTCGAGGCTACATCAAGACTGGCAAGAGAAGGAATCCCTTCAAAAACCACATTGTACCGGGAAGAAGGCACTTACGAGACTATGTATTACGCCCCAGATATAGGAAGTGTTGATACCATCAAAGCGATATCCATGTTAACAGCTTTTTACAGTAAGTCCTCAACACTTGACATAAATTATATAGCATCTCCAACGATGCCACTATTCAATCTAGAAATGTTTAAAAAAAAGCTATCTGCCAGCGCATATCTTGTTCGTTCGATATTTGATTTTTTTGGGTTATCGGTGACAAAAGGCGATTTTCCAGATTTTGGAGATTTTGATTCCCAAGCTTCATACGATAAGCGCTCAAAACTACCAAAGCCGATAATTTGTTTTAGAATTGAAGGCAATTAAAGGAGGGGCAACCCTCCTTTTTGCTTGGGAAAAATCCAGTCTTTTTCGAGATAATACAAAGAAAAAGGAGGTAGTGGAATGAAACTTACAGTAGGGGAAATCCTGGCAATGGTGGATGCAATAAGGCCGAACAATGTGGATAGGGAAGCAAAAATACAGTATCTCAACGAGGTAGAAGCGGAGGTTTTCGACTTATACCTTGGCTTTAAGCGCGGCAAGGAAGTAGAGATTAAGCCTATCAATGGGCGGGCGTTCCTCCATGGGGATACGGACACTCTGGAAGGCTATACCAATGCAGAAAGAGAATCAAAGCCGGAGCCGGAGGGAAAACTTACCATTATGGGCACTAGTCCCTATCGGATTGTAGAGCCGCTAGGGAAAATGAAGGAAAGCGAGCCTATGAGGTTACTTCCTTCCATTAAATCCTATACACAGGGGGATGAAGATGCTGTAGTTATCCTAGACAGTAGGTTTTTAGGAATCTATACAAACTATATCAAAGCGAAAATAGACTATGCAGAGGATGAGATAGAAAGCTACACCAATGCGGTACAGGCATACAACGCCGAAAAAGAGGCGTGGCTATCCTATCTTAACCGCTACTTAGTCCATGGAGAGAGAAAAGCAAGGGGGTTGATTTAATGAGATTCAAGCCAATGCAAGCGATAGGGAAGAATAAGCAGATGATAGGCGTTTTCGGCGGCCTGAATCAGTCAAGCGTAGGGGCGGATAATGAGTTTTTGGACATGAAAAACGTGTCGTCAAGGCTTTATCCGTCCTTGACTGCGCCTGTAGGTAATTCGGATTTCTATACTGCTGAAAAGCCTTGCCAGATTTTTGTTAAGAATGAAATTTACCTTATCGACGAAAACTCAATAATGCGACAAAGGAAAAACGGTAGCAAAAGAATACTGAACTTGTACAGAAACAAACTGGATAGAACCCTTGTAGGCATGGGGGCATATATCTGCATATTCCCGGATAAGCAAGTCTATAACACCGCGACAGGGGAATTATTGGACATGGAAGCCTCTTACACGCAAAGCGGCAGTATATCCATTGCTCCTGTTTCTGAAGGCTCCAGCTTTGTAAAAATTCAAGGAACTAACTTGGGGAAAGCCTTTAAGAAGGACGATGTTGTTACCCTGTCCGGCTTTACTCAGTACACGAATGTATTAAATGGGGCTAAGGCCATTAAGGAAATAGGGGATAACTTTATTGTTATAACCGCAGTAGACGAGAACGGCGCTGCCCTTCGGAGTATTACGGAGGAGAGGGGCGTAAAGATTGAAAGAAAGCTTCCGGACTTAGACTTTGTTTGTGAGTTCAACAACCGCCTGTGGGGTTGCTCCAGCGCAAACCATGAGATTTATGCTTCAAAACTTGGAGACCCTACCAACTGGAACAGCTACCAAGGTACGGCGGCGGACAGCTACGCGGTGTCCGTAGGAAGTGATGGAAATTTTACAGGGGTAATATCCCAGCAAGGTTATGTGGTGTTCTTCAAGGAAGACTATATCCATACAATCTACGGAACGAAACCGTCTAACTTTAGTCTCGACACCGTACAGGCAAGGGGAGTGGCAGAAGGATGTAGTAGGTCGCTTTGCCATGTGAATGAGACTGTCATGTATGTAGGGCGCGATGCCATTATGGCGTATACCGGGGGAATGCCGGAGTCTGTATCAGACAAGCTAGACCTTAGATGGACTGGAGCCGTAGCGAATCAATGGAGAGGGATGTATTTTGTTGACTTAATACTGGGCGATAGAAGAACGACTTACGTATATGATTTGAAAAATAACCTTTGGACGAAGGAAGATAGCCACACCAACAAGCTAATTAGTAGATTCTATTCCAATGGCGTTTTGTATGAAAGCTACGCTGAAGATAGAGATTTGTATAGTCGAGCGATTGGCTTAAGTGATGGAAAGTGGTTTGATGTTGACTGGTATTTGGAGTCCGTATATCTGGAGGAAGGAACTATCGACCAAAAGAAAGTCCACTCCTTGCAATTCAATGTAGAGCTGGAAGTGGATGCCTATTTTGCTGTCTATGTGAGGTATGACAATGATGTTACTTGGAGAAGGGTTGCTTCAATCACGGCAGATAGGCGGAATACCTACACAGTGCCGTTAAAGCTAAAGAAATGCGAAAGATACCAGTACAGACTGGAAGGGCATGGCTGGTTTATCCTGTACGGCATGAGCAAGACCATAGGGAAAGGAAGCGAGCGATGAGCGTATTTAGCGTTCCAAGGATAGATATAAATGAGATTAACGATTTGGAGAAGGTTAAGGCGTATCTTGACGAGTTGAATAAGAAAATCCGATACCTGTCTGAAAATGTGGATCATGACAATATGGCTCCGGCTGAGTACAGGAAATTCTTTCAAAGCGGGGAGAAGGCTGTCGAACTTATCCAAAGCATGGACAGATTCTCCTTGGCGCTGGAAAACAGCGAGGAAAAGCTAAAGGCTGGTATTGAACAGACCGCAAGAGAGATTAGCCTGTATGCCAAGAGTGGGGATGTGGTCAACTCGGTAAACATATCCAAAGATAAAATCCATATCAGAGGAACGGCTTTACAGGTATATTCTGAAAATTTCCAGCTTGATAGAGAAGGAAATCTAACACTTTCCGGGGAAATCTATGCAGAGGCGGGAAATTTCGGCGGATTCCAGATTGTGAAGGAGGGGAACACAGAGTTCCTAAGGGGCGACACTATATCGGCGTGCGGCCTAGGAGGAACAACTGTGAATGTAAGGGGGCAGTTGGATATTACCACCGACAAAGATATTACCGGGTGCCATGTGGATTTTAGTAACTGCAATGTGCAAACTTCCACAAATACCTATTTCGGCTGGTTCTACTGTGAGGATGTAGTCTGCACCTCTTCCGTACAGGCGAATTGCGGCCAGTGCAACGAAGCATATATTGACGGATTGCTGGATTGCTTTGATGTGTACTCGAATAATAGGGGCATGGCATGGAGTGATAGGCAATTGAAGAAGGACATTAAGCCTATTGAGAACGCCTTAGAGTACATTTTATCCTTGCGGCCTGTTGAGTATCGCCTAAAGGGCGATTCTTGTACGCATTACGGCTTTATAGCACAGGATATCCTTGCCGGGGGAGACCCTTACGGACTAGTAGGCGAGATGGAAAACGGCTATTACGCCTTAGATTATGAGGGATTCAACGGCGTAATCTGCAAAGCGATTCAAGAATTGAGAAACTTTGAGACGCTTTGAGAAAAAATAGGGAGGAAAATTTCTCATGCTTTATAAAGCTGAAAGCCCTAATAGCATAAAAAGCGCTAGGGATGTGGAAGGACATATAACAAGAATCAATAGGGCGGTGCAGAATGTTTTTTCCTCACTGGATCCGGAAGATAACTTTAGCGCGGAGGAACTGCAGCGGTATCAAGAAACAAAGCATTTTGCTTCCATGCTGGAGGTAAGGGGGAACGGACTAAGGACTGTATATACCGACCTTGTAAACAAGTCAAAAACAGCATACGAACAGCAAATGGAGCAGATAAGGCTTGCTCTATCAATGGGAGACATAACAAACACAATCACATTTTCGGAGGAGGCTATATCCATCGAGGGCGAGAGGCTGGACATATCTACGCAGAACTTTGTCCTAACCGATACGCAAGCCGTAGCCAAGGGGGAAATCCATGCTAAAGGCGGAGAAATTGCCGGATGGAGAATCCAAACTACCGGGAATCATACGTCTTGGGCGGGTGGGAGCAATTCTAAGATTGAGGCACGGTCTATTGTTGCTGACTACGGAGAAGGAAGGACGATAAATGCCTACGGAAACGTGAATATCAATGCAACCTTCAAGGGGAATTTTGAGGATATCAACGTAAGCGGGGCAAAGTTCTTAGGGGGGTTCTCCTGTTCCGCTATGGAATCGTCAAAAAGGCTTACTTGTGGAAGCATGAGAATCTACACCACACAAAGGGCATACGGAGAAGCTATCCCCTCTTCCCCTAAGCGGCCTTCTAAGGATGAACTGGAGGCGGATAACGACGAGAAGTACCCTAATCGTTACAATACCAACGTTGACCCAGAGGGCGGTCTGGTGGTTTCCGGAAATATCCAATGCCAGAAGGTACGATCCAGCACGGCAAATTCTACATGGTCTGATATTAGGCTGAAGGAAAACATTCGAGGGATTGAGACGGAAGAAAGTAGCCTTTTGCTTAGGAATATTTCTCCGAAAAGCTTTACATTTAAGGGGAGCGGTAATCGCTCGACTGGCTTTATCGCGCAAGAAGTAGACAAGAGATTTACAAAGGAAATGCAAGGGGGAATCCTTGCGCTGGACGTTGACTCTATCACTTGTTGCTTAGATAAAATTCTTCATAACATGGGGGAAAGATATGGATGAGATGACAAAAATACGGAATCTTCTACTGCAAAACCAGAAGATTATCCGCTATGCCTCGGAAAACGTATCTTTCCCCGCCTCCTTTTCAGAGGATTTTATAAGGGACTATGAGGAAACGGAAAAGGCTATAAAGGAATTTGAAATTAACTATGAGAAGATTTTGTTCCGATTTCGGAGATTTGATAGCAATGTAGAGACCTACTTTGAAAATACGAGCAACATTCTACAGCTTGGCGTAAAGAAAAAGGATGTTGTAAGCAAGCTGAACACGGAGCTATCACTTGGAAAACATATAGAACTCATAGGGAAAAGGTTTTTAGTGAACACTAAGCACCTAACTATAAATGAAAGCGGCATGAGGTTTAAGGGCACAGTAAACGCCACCACCGGGAGCCTAGGGGGATTTACCATTAGCGGGAATACCTTAGTCGGCGCGGATAATACGGCGATTGGATCCGGAACAATCGAGGCACACTATATGAACCTTAGAGGAGCAACGGCGGAGAATATCGACTGCAACCCGGATAATATCCAAGGGAAGCCTGTAACAATGACTTCTAACAGGAGAATAGACAAGGAAAGCAAGGAAGGCTCCACAACTTCCTTTAAGGGAGAATTGTATGTGTCCGGGGTGATAGATGCTACCTATGGCTGGAATCAAGAAGTAGATTCTGACGGCGTTCCTCACGGGACACTTCCGAACTTTAGCTTTGATGTTCTCCATGTGAAAGGCGCTTGCACCTTGGCGGGAAGGAGCGGAGCAAAAACTCCCGCGAACCGTGCCAGGTGTTCAGAAATATTTAACGAAAAAGGGGAATCATGGTCGGATGCCCGGCTGAAGGAAGGAATCAAGGATATAGACGGAGAAAAGGTATTATCTCTTTTCCAGAGACTTCGGCCTGTGGAATACCAGCTAAAGGGAAATGTGGATAGAAAGATAGGCTATATCGCACAGGAACTTGACAAGGCATTTAAGGATTCCGACCTTCCCAGCATTGTAAGGCAAGAGGGTGAATATCTGACAGTGCCATACGCGGAAATGATTCCACTAAGGGTAAAGATGATTCAAGAACTATACAGGAGGATAAAGGATGGAAAAGGAACTAGCGAAAGCGGCGGAACTGCTTAACCGGGTAAACGTAAGCGGAATTCAGAACATGGTAAACATCGTTACAGCCTACCAGCTAATTACCGGAATGGCGACAGTAGAGGAAAAGGGGGAAGAAGATGGCGCTAAGTAATTCAATCGTAGATTATTTAAACCAAAGGGGACAGGGAAGTTCCTACGCTGCAAGAAAGCAACTGGCAAATCAAATGGGCATGACAGGCTACACAGGAACGGCAAGCCAGAACATTAGCCTTTTAAATCAGTTAAGAAACGGCGGAGGGAATAACAATCCTTCAGCGAATGTGATGGCCGGGGTAAATCAGCAAGCGCCCGCTCCTGTAAATCCCCCGGCGCAGAATGTAACAACCAGCACCAGCGAAAGCGGGAAGGTAAGCTATCCAACAAGGGGATATACACCATCTGAACAGGTGGACAAGGCATATAAGGCGTATACGGCACGATTAGGATCCATGCCGGGCGATTACAGCGAATCCGAATATGTGGATGCCAGGAGAGAACAGCTAAAGAAGGTAGAAGGGGAGCGGCCAGACCCCTTCAAGTCCAAGTATGAAGCGCAGATTTCCAGCTTACTGGACGGAATCTATGGGGAAAAGAAATTCTCTTATACCGGGAAAGACCTTCAGAATGACGACTTGTATAAGATGTATGCCCAGAGATACACAGACTCTGCAAGACGGGCAATGCAAGATACCATGGCGAACGCACAGGCGCAGTCCGGCGGATATGGTTCTACTTACGCCCAGCAAGTAGGACAGCAAGCCTATGATACAACCATGGGCGGATTGAATGATAAGGCATTGGAATTTAGAGACAAGGCTTATCAAATGTACCGGGATGATCGTGCTAATCGCTATAGCCAGCTACAGGCATTCCAAGGACAGGATAACACCGACTATAGCCGCTATAGAGACACCGTAAGCGACTGGATGAATGATAGAAATTACTATCTCAATGCCCTTAATGGCGAGATGGCTAATGACTTGAATGTTTACAATGCCAATACATCCAACTACTGGAACGGTACGAACCATTTAGCCGGGCAGTATAATGCCGACAGAAGCGCAGATTTAAGCGCATACCAGCATGATAAGGCAGAGGAACAATGGGCGAAGGAATACGCCATGAAGAAAGAAGCACAGGAACTTGATAACGAACTTTCTCGGCTGAATATCGAAAAGACAAAGCAAGCGCTTGCACAGATGGCACTAGGCGGAGCTGGTGGCGGCGGCGGTGGTCGTTCTGGCGGAGGTGGCAGAGGCGGAAGAAGAGGAAGGAAAGGGAAGCAAACGGAAGTGAAGGCCGCACCTGTAAAGGTAGAGACAGGAAAGACAGGAAAGCAAGTCAGAAATGCGTTTGATTTAATGGATGCCTTTGCACCTTACTTCAACAAGGGGGCGAACAATGTGGCGGCAAGACCGAACCCGGCAATCACTCCGCAGAACGCCCTAAAGGAAATCTATGCGCATGACGGCGTAGACTATGACCTTGATGTTACGCCGGACGATCCGCTTACCTACATCACCAGAAGCGAGTTAAGAAAGGCAAGAGAGAAGAGAGGATATTAAGATAAAAGGGGGAGAATATGGGAAGATTCAGTTCTTTATTTGACACTAAGCAACAGGAAGAGAATAGAAAGCTTGTGCAAGGATATATTGCAGAGAGGGCAAGAAGAACAGAGGGGAGCGTGGCAAGGCCAGCTTCCCCTATTTCTAATTCTTCCCCACAAGGAGAGATCCAGGCTACGGCTCAAAAGAGCGGTAGCTTTGATTCTTCTCCGCTTGGGTATAGGGAGAGATGGCTTAATAAGGGGCAAGGCACCACGAAACCCGCCGGCTTTTCCTTCAAGCTTCCAAAGATGAACCCTGTAGAAAACAACGGAGGCGGCTATAACTGGAGTGAAAAGCAAGGGGCGATTGGAAATGTTGAGAAGCCTATCCAGAATCCTACAGCAACGGCTCCGGCAAGAACCTATAATACGCCTACCACACTAAGCCCAGAGGCTATGGCTAATCTTAAAAGCTATCAAGCTAATAACGGAACTACAAGCCAGGATATTTCTGGCGGCGTTCCTATTGACTTTCAAGGCTTAGTGAAGGATGCCTACGAGAATACGAGGGAGTATGCTTATCTTAATAGGCTGTCTCAAAAGCCTATTGTAGGGAAGCTGGCTCCTGTTGTTGGTGCTGGGCAATATGTTCTTTCAAATATTGATAGCGGATTCGAGGGAATTAGAAACACGGCAGAGCAAATCATGTCTGACGATAAGATTTCTTCCCAGAACATGAACGGCGCATTTAGAAGCAATGCTATGCGGGAAGGTTCATTGCGTGCCCTTAGAAATAACTTGGGCATGAAATATGACGGTGTAGAGGACACTGGGGAAAAGATTGCGAACTTTGTCGGCGGTACTGCATTGGATGCGGCCAGCTCCGCGGCGAACGCCACCTTGTTCGGAACTGGAGGACTTGCCCTTGCGGCGGGGAATGCGGCCAATCAAGAATACCTTGAAGACGTAGATAATCCTAATATCACAAGAGACCAGATGCTTTTAAGCGGACTGGCAAAAGGTGTAGCCGAAGCGGCTTGGGAATTTGCCCCTCAATCTCATTTCTTGGAAATGTCCAAGAACGGTCTGGGAACAACCGGAAAAGAGATTGCAAAGAACGTTTTAAAGCAGATGGGGCAAGAAGCCATTGAGGAGATGGGAACGGAATTAACCAATACAGCGTCCGATTACCTCATTAAGGGTAAGCAGTCCGATATGGTACAGGAATATCTTGCAAGACGGCAAGCCGGAGAGAGCGACAAGGAAGCGAAATTCAATACCGCTAAAGGGATTGCGGCCAATGTTGCAATGTCCGGACTTGGCGGAGCATTGTCCGGTGGATTCTCTACAGGAATTGCCGGAATGTCCAATACTGTACGGAACGGATTTGCCTATAGCGGCATGAACGGAACCTATCAAGATATTGCGGATAGTGCCGACACCTCCACCGAAGAGGGAAAGGCTATCCATGAGGTAGCTACAAGGCTTGCGGAGAAGGAAGCCAAGGGGCAGAAAGTAAGCTTGATGGATAGGGGATATTTAGGCAATGCCATTGATAACGCCGCCATAGAGGCTTCTAAGAAGGCAGAGGCGAACAATTCTACCCTTGAAGAAGGAGAACGCCTAGAAAACGATTCTGTGCAGTCTGGGGAGGAGAATAATGCGCCTTACAATGTACTTTCCAACAATCAGACCGAAGATTCTATCCGGGAAGAGGGAAGCAAGGCGGTAGCGCCGGAGTTAAGCAACAGGATCCAGCAGATAGATTCCACACGGAAAGCCATGGAGCAAAATGCTTTGCATGAGTTTTCCGGGAATTACGATACAGAGGGAAAGCAAGCCTTTATGAAAAACTATGACGGCAGCTTAGACCTTCCGACTTACATTAAGGCGTACAATGATATCTACAATATCGCACGGTATAACTACAAGACAGGGCACGAAGATTTGCAGACAGGAGCCGTAAAGACAGCAAGAATGGCATTGCTTAGTGAGGAACAAAGGAAGGAGATTTATAAAGCCGGATTTAGGGATTTAATGGCTACAGAAAAGAATTGGAACCAGAACTTTAAGGAGCGAGTGGAGAAGAGGGAAGGCGGAGTAATGGATTACGTTCCTCATGCTCCTAAAAATCTAATCACTGTACTTAATGCCTTGGGGAAGAATACAGGGCTTCTTTTCCGTATCACGGATTCTAAGTATGCAGATGGTGCTAATGGATCCTACGAAAAGGGAAAGGGCATTATCACAATCGACCTACAGAGTGATAATATCCTTGGCACCGTTGCTCACGAAATGACACACTGGCTGAAGGACTATAACGAGATTGCCTATCCCATGTTCCGCGGCCATGTAGTAGAAAGCCTAGTGCGTTCTTCCGGGACTGATTTTGATACGCTGAAGGAAGCCTATAGAAACCGCTACGGCCAGAACATGACAGAGGAAGAAATCGTTGATGAGATTGTAGCGGATGCTACTACTCGTTTCTTGAATGATGAGAAGTTAGTTAAGGAGATTTTGGCGGACAAGGAAACAAAGGGATTTGCGGCGAAGATTCTGGACTGGATTAAGTCTGTGATTGATGCCTACAAGGAACTCATTTCCCATACGGGAGACAGAAGGGCAAGCCTTGCTTTACAGGAAGACTTAAAGAGATACGAAGAGGCTAGGGAGTTATGGTCTTACGGTATCGAAGAAGCAACGCAGAATATGCAGAAATATGAGCCTGTTACTCATGCGGGAGATAGCGAAACAGAGCTATCTCAAGTTCAGTTGCAGAAAGTTATCGACGATCAGTCTGATAAACCTATTGAAGACAGAGTGGAAGACGTTTTAACAAATAAAAACTTTTCCGATTCTCATATTTATCTAAATGATACGCCGCAAGTATTACAGGATTTAGGGCTTAGAAATCTTCCGATGCTTATGACGTCAAAGCACGTTTACAAAGCGATTAGAACTGAGCAAGAGGCAAAAAACGAAGGGCGATTTGTGCAGAGGGATAAAGGCCATTACCATGAGCTTGGTAAGCAAAAATTCCTCGATGTTGTTAATGCACTCGAAAATCCAGAATTTATTTATAAAGCTGATAGCGATCCGAATGATTTACAGATTATTGCTGTAGTTGGACTTAAGGATGACAAGAATCGCCAGATAATGGTTGCGATTCAGCCGGAAGGAAATGGGAACTATAATAAGGTTTCTGTTGATAGCAATGTGGCGTTATCTATGTATGGGCGGAAAAACCTTCCGACCAAAATAAGTGATGCCCAAAATGATGGCAGAATTTTATATGATAAGAATTTAAATAATAATAGCGGTATTCTCCAGACCCCTGTGTCACAATTACACAACAATCCTTTGAATACCGCTGTTGCGAACAGTGTAAATCAGTATAAACAGTCTGTCAATAATTTTTTGCAAAAAAATGGGAAATTGAACCAGCTTGATATTTCCGAGGAATACTATCATGCGCTGGAGGAGGAAAACAGTGAGCTGAAGAAAGCGAACAACTATCTAAGCGAAGTCTTAAACGCTGAGAAATCCCACGTTCCCTCTCAATCTGATGTGAGAAAGACAGCGGATAGAATGCTGGACGAGTTCAAATCTTCCTTCAAGAAAAGCGACTTAGTGGAGCAGTTGACAGGGCTCTATCAGTACCTTAAGGAAAGCAAGAACATTGACGGCGGAGAAGTAACAAGGGTAAGCCGTTCTATCGCAAGGGAGGTTATCGACAATGCGCAGTATCAAGATGAGGACGAAGTAAGGGAGTACAAGGCATTTAAGGGATTCTTTGATAAGCGGCCTTTGTATATTCCTGAGGAGTATATCGAGGATATTTATCCGGACGGATTCGGCGCATTACGGAAGAAATACTTTGGCAAGGTGGATATCCGAAAGGCGAATGCAGAGCACCAGAACAATATCTATGATATTTACAGAGAGCTGCAGCATGAGTTCCCCAATCAGTTCCCGGAACATGACTTCACCAGCAACGATGCAGACGTTGCCTTGGAGATTCTGGACGGATTCGAGCAGTTGCGCCCCAAAGACTATGAGCATTTCCCCGGAGAGGAATACAATCATGCCGTGGACAGACTGGCGGACGAGATTTTTAATGCCTATTTCGAGGTAGGAGAGGAGAGTTTAAACAACAAGTACAAGAAGAGTTATAAGAAGCTGAAGGAAGATGCCCGGGCAAGCCTTGAACAGGAATACAGAGAGAAGTACGAGGCGAAGCTGGAAAAGTACATTGCCAAGGCAGAGAAGAAGGACGAAAAGAGTGTGGCCAGAATCAAGGCATTAAGAGCGGACTACAAGGATAGTTTAATAGACTATGATACCTTTATCCGGGAAGAAGCTAGGATTCTGAAGAAAACCGGACTGGAGTATCAAGCCAGAAGGGAATTGCACCAAGCGTATAGAGAGAAACAGGACGAACAGCGCCATAGACAAATTTACAAGAGGGAAATTGTAAGGGATTCTAAGGCTTTGATGAACATGGCTGTAAATCCTACGGATAATCTGCACGTGCCTAAGGTGCTTTTAAAAGACCTTGTGCCGGTGCTTTCTTCTGTTGACTTCTCTTCCGTGAATACTTATGACGGGAAGATTCCTAAAATCAGCATGACGGCTGGGGAGTTCGCAAAGAATCTTGAAACATTGAATAGGCGGTTGCAAGAAGCGGAGAACAACGGAGATATATTCACCGAGAAAGATGGAAAGGGAATGTATCTTGATATTGATCCAGACTTACGCACAAGCCTTCAGGAAGTGCAAGAAGCAGTCAAAGGGATTGATGGCAATATGAACCGCCTGTCTACCGAACAGCTTCAGACACTTAGAAACAGCCTAAGGGGACTAAAGAAGATTGTGGAAAGCCAAAACAAGTTTATTTCCGATACCCTTAATGCGAAGGTTTCCGAAGTGGCAAATGAGGTTATCAATGAGTTCGCAAGCCAAAAGACAGGCATAGACTGGAATAGTAAAACGCATGAATTTTTAAATTATAATATGCTGGATGCCTATAGCTTTTTCCATGAGATGGGAGACGGCGGAAAGAAGGTCTACAAACTCCTTAGAGCGGCACGAGATAAAAAGACTGTAGCCTTGAATCAAGTAGAGAACCGCTTCAAGGAAGCCATGAAAGAAAACCATATCAAGACAAAGGATATAACTAAGCTTTCCAATGATACATTTACCTTTACCGCCCATACTGTAAGAGGCAATGCACAGGCGGAAGCTACCATGACGAAAGCCCAGCTTATGTCTATGTATCTTTATAACCTAAGAGACCAGGCAAGGATGCACATGTACGGAGAAAGGACGGATGCAGAGACCGGAAGAAAGTATATCGAGGAGAAACTTGGCGGGTTCAAAATTGTAGGCAAGAAGATACTAGGGGTGACTATTAGGGACGAGAATGTTTATAAACTGACTGAAGCTGAAGTCAATGCCCTTGTTGATGAACATTTAACAGATAATGAAAAAGCCTTTGCGGATAGCATTGGAAAAATATTGTCTATTGATGTGGCAAAGTTCGGAAACGAAGCCAGCAATGCGGTATATGGCTATGACAAGTTCACGGAAAAGAACTATTTCCCTATCAAGGTAGATAAAGACACCATTGATATGAAGAATAGCGACCTTGAAAGGAATATGTCTACGCTGAAGAATAAGGGAATGACGAAATCCCTCCAGAAAGAAGCCTATAATCCGCTGATCGTGGATGATATCTTTGAAGTAATGATGAAGCACGTAGACGAAATGACTTCCTACGGCGCATATTTCCCGGCAATTACTGATATGCAGAAGTTCTATAACATGAAGGACGAGACAGGAAATTCCGTTCATAGAGAGCTTTCCAGAGTAATGGGAAAAGGTGGTACAAATTACTACATGGATCTGCTCAGAGACCTAAACGGAAGCCGTGGCGATACGGATAACGCGGACAAATTCTCACAAGGATTTTCCAGCCTGTATAAGGGCGCGAAAGTTCTTGGCAATCTAAGAGTTGCTATCCAACAGCCGACTGCTTATGCAAGAGCTATTGCGGCCATAGAAGGAAAGTATCTTGCGCAAGGTCTTAGCCTTCCCATTACTGAAGCTAACAAGGAGTGGGAGCTTGCAAAGAAGTATGCTCCTATTGCCCTTTGGAAGTCTATGAGTGGTTCCTTTGATATCAATATGGGAAAAGGTCTTAGACAACAAATGACAGGGGAAGCGACTATTCGAGAGAATATAGCAAATAAAGCCGGATTCCTTCTGGAAAAAGGAGACGAGTTCGCATGGAAGCGGTTATGGTATGCGGCAGAAAAGAAGGTCGAAGCTACTACCGACCTAAAGAAAGGCACGGAAGAGTATTACAAGGCGGCGGCAGATATATTCAACGATGTTATAGATGAAACGCAAGTAGTGGATTCCGTGCTGAATAGAACGGATGCCATGAAGAATAAAAGCGGATTGACTAAATTAACTACTTCCTTTATGTCTGAGCCGTCAAAGACCTATAACATGGTTTATCGTGCTTACTCTGATTTCAAGAAGGGCAAGGGTAACGCTAGGGTATTACTTGGGGTTATGTCTGCGTATGTGCTAAATGCCGCACTTGCCGCCGCCGTTGCTTCTTTACCATCTGCAATGAGAGATAAGGACAAGGAAAAGAAATACGGAGAACGCTGGCTTGATGCCTTTACTGGAGGATTCACGGACAATATCAACCCTATAAGCTACATTCCTTTTGCAAAGGATGCTGTAGAAATAGCAATGAATGCTTTTTCCGGGAAGTGGAATAACGGATCCAATGACCTTACTACAAAGCCTATCGCTGATGCGGTTAAGGCAGTTAAGAGCTTATCCGAGGCTATGAACGAAGATTCTAAGCTTGGGGTAGTGGGAAATCTATACAAGGCTTCAAATGCGCTTGATATTACGGGAATCCCAATGAGCAACACCTTGAGGGATATGGGAGCGCTGTACGATACGCTTATTTATGACGTGCTGGATGATGTAAACCTCCAGTATGATAGAGACAAGCTTGTCTACAACATGGAAGGAAAGAACAGCAAGGGAGATTATATCAATGTAAAGCGTTTCCTGTCCTCTGCACTAAAGGCATACACCAGAGGAGACAAGGCGCTAGGCGATAAGATTATGGCGGATTTAAAGGCAAAGCTGGGCGATGATGTAATTGAGGAAGCTATGCAGAGACAGCTAAAAGGCAATGATACGATCCAGGCAATGGCTGAAAAGAAAGCAAGCGGCCAAAACTATTCAGAGGATAGGGAGGCATTGCTTAGCCAAGGATTTAGTGAAGCCATGATTGATAAAGCGCTGGAGAGTGCCTATAGAAAGCAAAGTCCGATAAAGAAGGAGGATTTGGCAGAACAGCTATTTGAACAATCAGAAGGATATAAGGATAGCCTAAAGGCTTATGTCGATTACAAGAAGGCTGACGGCGTATCAGACGATAAAATCCGAAGCAGTATCAAGAGCGCAGTAACTGGCAGATACAAAGAAGCCTATCAAGCGGCTATAGGGAATCCGGCGGAATCCGATGCAATATTAAAAAAGATTCTGCGAATTACCTACGAAGGAAAACAGCTATACACCGAAAAAGACCTAAAGCAATGGGCGAAAAAATAAGGAGAAGGGGGCAAGGAAACTTGTCCTTTTCTTTTTTATTGCTAGGGTATCAAAAAATAATGGATTGTATTATGGCGGTAGACATACAGGAAGGAGGAGAGGATATGGATGGTGGATTTTAACGCATTTTTTAGTTTGGTTGATTTCGGAGTGATTATTCAGTCACTAGGGTGGCTTTCCCTTGGGATTATCACGGTGGTGGAAAAGTTTGCTCCGAAAGACAAGAAGCCGTGGACTGCAATCCTTACCTTTATCGGGAAGATATTGACAAAGGAATTTGCGGAATCTCAGAAAGTCTTAATGGATCGGGTTGAAGTGTTAAGCGACAAGATTGAAGCCGTTGCCGAATCTGTTGAGGAGACACGAGCCATAGCCGCAAAGGTTAGGATATTACGCTTTAGTGATGAGATTATCGGGAAACAGGCTCACAGTAGAGAAAGCTTCGTTCAGATATTTGCAGATATTGACACCTATGACAGGTATTGCCGAAATCATCTGGACTTTAAAAACCACAATACCGTGAGCGCAACGAAACTTATTACTGATGCGTATGACGAGCGGTCGAAAATCGGCGATTTTAGTTATTAGAAAGAGAGGAGAACAAAATGGATTTTGGAATCGGAACAGTAGTAGCTATTACAGTGATCGTGTATCTCATCGGAGCGGGGTGTAAGTCAGTAGAGGGATTGAATAATAAATTCATTCCTGTAATCTGCGGATTCTCCGGCGCTGTGCTTGGCGTGGTGGGAATGCTGACAATGCCGGACTTCCCGGCAAAGGATATTTTAAATGCGGTAGCCATTGGAATTGTAAGCGGCCTTGCCTCTACCGGAGTTAACCAAGTCGGCAAGCAGCTTACACAATAACTTATATAACAGGAGGAAAAACCATGAGTAAGAACAAGCCATTTGAAAGGTATGAAGGCATTGACGAAGATGCCAAGAAACAGGAAGTTCCGGCAAAGGATAACAAGGCGGACAATTCCCCGCACCCTGTCGGTTATGGCAGAGGCGTAGGAGAAGAGGACAAGGAGCATGGACCCGGCGTAGAGCTGTAGGGCAGACTTGGGGCAGTACAGCAATGTATTGCCCCTTTTTGATTATGAAAGGGGAAATATATGAATCCGTATCAGAGAGGTCAAAAGGCATTGTGTGGCGATTACTTCAAGTACACGCCAAGCGGAGCGGGACAATTCAAGAAGGCCGCAAGATGGCATACAACGCCAAAGGCTGGCGATGTAGTCTTTTTCTTTAGTCCGGCTATGGGAAGAATCGCCCATGTGGGAATTGTGGAGAGTGTGGAAGGAAACAAGATCACCACCATTGAGGGCAACACTTCCGGCACTCATGGAGATAGAAACGGTGGAGAGTGCAGAAGGAAAACCTATAATGGCTATTCCGTAGGCGGTAGAAACTGGGTAAATGGATTTGCAAGGCCTGTCTACGGAGACGATACTTGCACAGTACAGGAACTTTTAGACGTTGCCAGAGGGGAAATTGGCTACGAGGAGAAGGCTTCCCCTCAAGGATTGGAGGACAAACACGCAAACAGAGGAAGCAAGAACTACACCAAGTACGGACAATGGTACAACAACGGAAAGGCTTTGTCCGAGTTCTGGTGTGCGGAGTTTGTGAGCTGGTGCTTTTACATGGCTTGCAAGACACACGCCACAACGCAACAGGAGCCACGTAGAGAGGGCTGGCAACAGCAGAATGATAAATGGCTGTACTATGTAGACAACGTGCCTCTATGGGGCGGATGGCGCTATATTAACGGCAGATGGTACGCCTTTGACAATTCCGGATTCATGATTAAGGGCTGGTTTAAGACTGAAGAAGGCTGGTATTACCTCGGAGAGGATGGCGGAATGCTTGCCGGACAATGGATTGAGGATAAGGGCAAGTGGTACTATCTGACAAAGACCGGGCTTATGGCGACTAATGCGAAGGTTAGAAAGACTAGGGGGGAAGGATTCGACTATGTAGGAGAGGACGGTGCCTTTGATTCCTTCAAATCTCTCCTCCAAAGATTCCCGGAAAGAGTGGAAATAGTCGAGTAAATAAGCCATTTCTTGGCTATAAATCCGTGACAAATTTCGTGACAAAATCCGTGACAAAATTTTGCATTTCAGCAAGAAAATCTATCGTTTCCGAGAGATAACGCAACCAGATAAAACATAGCTGAAAACATGAAAAAAGCACGTTTCTAAGCCAATCCGCAAGGGTTTAAGGTTTAAAAACGTGCTTAAAATTTTCCAATAAAAAATCGAGGTG